ATCTTCAACAGGCATAGCTAGTAATTCAGCAAACTTACGGGCGGCAGTTGTTTTAAATGCCGTTGGGTAATTAGCATCGGCAGCTATGTCTTCCGCATTAGCGGTTACATTTGCGTCTGAAGGGTTATTGCTTAAATCTTGAAGACGAAAGGTAAAGTCTTTTCTTAGTTGTTCTTGTACATCGCCCCTAGCTTTCTGTTGCGTTAGCAAACTGGTAGCATATTCAGAGGCTTCTTTGCCTTTGCCAGCGTTAATGTACGCTTGCTGAATTTTCATTGGGTCATTGCCAGCAGCGCGTAATGCACCCAGAAAATTAGTGTTGGTTTCGTCTGCGCGTTGGGCAGAACTTATCTGGTACTGAGCCAACGCATTTTGGTTTTGGGCTTGCTGTATCTGCGCGATTCTGCCGTACTGCTCCAGCGGATCAGGCATCTTAAATTGAGCGCCTTGCGCTATCATTTCATTGAGAGCCATGATTTATCCTTATACGTAGGCAGAACGCCGAGAGTCACGCAAGATGTCCATCATCTGATTGGTGTTGTACTGATTAGACAAAGCGCCAGCAAAATTGTTAACAGAATTGCCAATGCCCAATTGACCCGCAGCCGTAGCCTGTGCGCTTTGGTTCATCAAGTTGCCTACGTTCGTGCCCATGTTGCCCATTGCCGTGTTGGTGGCGTTGGTGGCGTTAGTGCCGCCGGTCATTAAATTACCAAGTGGGTCTAACTGATCTGCTCGGTTTTGACGGCTGTAGTTGTAGGCTCGGTTATAGGCACTAGATTGGCGGTCTTGATTCTCTTGAAAACGCCTTAAAGCGCCTTCGCCAGTATTGAGCCGATTTGACATCTCTGCCATAGCACGTTGTGGAGACTGAAACAAGCCTCGGGAAGACAAAGTTCTATCGGAAATTCTATTGGCATTTCTAAGGGCGTCTTGGCGAATCACATCTTCTTCAAGGTTTGCTCGGCTAAAGTTTGGCGGTAGCGCACTAGGGTTATAACCTTGCATGGCAAACGGCTGGTTAGCAGACCCGTAGCCCATTGCGTTGGTGTTTGGCCCTAGCCCAATCAACTCCAAATATCGGTCACGCGCTAGGTTGCCAGCCGATTCAGCAGGCTGGTTACGCATTGCCATTGAGTTGTAGATGCGCTCTTGCAGCGCCGCAGCACGATCAGCAGCAGCGGCTTGAGTACCGGCAGCTTGTTGGCCTGCGTAGGCTTGCCCTAAACCACCAAGGGCTGATCCAGCGCCTTGCAAAAAACCAGGGCGTAGATAGAAAGGTATGCCAGAAGAATCGCCGCCATAAGGCAAAACAGTTGACCCCGCAGCCATCATTGCTGAGTCCAAATTACTGTAGTCTGCTGGGCTGTAAGAAGGCAAAGCATCTGACCCAGCCGCTATTATTCCGGCATCTAAACCGCTAGTGTCACCTATATTGCCAAGCGCATCAAAAAGTTCGTCATACCACGCCATAATCGTTCTCCTTCGTGCTGTTACAGTGCCGAAATCACAAAAGCCAGCAGTTCTTCATAGCGAACACCATACACGTTGGTGCTTTCAAGTTCATCGTAACAGAACATACCGTAGTCAGCAGCGTTGAGTCCTTCAGAGGCAAAGGCATCTGACAACTCTTGCGCGTACACGCCCACATGGATACGGGCAGCATCGCCCTTCTTCTCTACCGCTGCGTTGAACTTAAAGGTCTTAATCAGACCCTTGACCTTAATTGCCACTGCGCGTTCAGCATCAGACAGTGATCTGCCTTGCTGCTTCTGACGACCGTCCGATGTGTTAATCGTGCCGGTGGTAGCGTAGACCGTTGTCCAGCGGTTGCTGGGGCCACCAAGAACATAGGCATTGTCAACCGCTGGGGCAAACCCAGTAGCAGGGGCCACAAAAACCGTGTTGTTGCCCAGTGTTGTGTTTGTACTGCTAGAACTAAGAGCGTTTGTTGCGGAACCAACGGTGACACCAGTTACCGTAATGCTTGGTGATCCAGTAAGACCTCCGGCAGTGCCGGTTGTGTTTTGGTTTAGCGTTGGAAACGTGCAGTTTGTCAGAGTACCCGATGAAGGCGTACCAAGCACAGGGGCCGTCAAAGTTTTGTTTGATAACGTTTCTGCACCTGTTGGGGTCACATAGTCCGTCCCGGCAACAGCCGCAGAGATTGCCGTGCCATTGCCTTTAAGAACACCTGTGATGGATGTGGTGAGCGTGATGGCTGGCGTTGTTGTGGGGGTCGCTACTGTTCCAGTAAGGCCATTGGCAGAGACAACACTTACGCTGGTGACTGTTCCCGTTCCGCTGCCTGCTGGGACAACCCAGGTTCCATCATTACGCAAAAACGTGGTCGTACCGCCAGCAGGCGCAGGAATAGGGTAACTATTCCAATCAAGGATTCCCGCAAGGTAAAGGGATTTCCATTTGAGCGCCGAGCCACCTAAAAATTGAGTGTCGTTAGCAGCCGGGGCCAGCCCTGGTGTTGCACCAGAAACCGCAGCAGCAATACCGTTTAGAACAACAGAGTTGCCAGATGCCGTAATGTTTGCCGTTCCAGCGCCTACGTTGTAGGTGGTGGCGTAGACATTATTCCAGTTCACACCAGATGCGCCAAGATCGTTAAGGTTGTTTGCCGACCCCCTCCAGGCAGCAGCCACAAGCAGCGCAGCGTTGGTGGAGTTGCCAAAACCAATCGTAGAGCCGGTAGTAGTTAACGATGGGACGGCAGAGAACGTCCCTATGTTTACGCCGTTAAACTGGGAATTGATCGTAGTGGTAGAGCCAACAGTGGTAACGCTCTGCAAATTTTGCGAACCGCTGCTCCCGGTAATGTCAATTACAACGGTTGGCGTTTCAACCGCGCTGTCATAGAAATTACCAAGGTTGTAAATAATAGTTCCGGCAGTGTTAGTTCCAGCTTTTGTAATGTAAGGCCTAGACCCACTATCAACGTAAGGCGAGTAGCCTTTGAAACCATTGCTAATGGTGGTAACAATTAACGAGGCCGTAGCACTGTTGTTAAGAACATAGATGTTATTTGTCGTATATATTGTGGCGCTGTTACGGGCAAACATACAGTTGCTAATGCTGCTTGAAGCGCGTGAGGCAATACTAACTGGAGCGTTAATGTAGATGTCTGCTGCTCCAGCAATATTCTCAAAAAACACACCGTCAATAACTAATTGCGTTGGCAAAAATGCAGTGGCTTGGTAGTAAATGGCTCCAGAAACGCCTTGGCTACTTCCACTCATAACGCCGCAAGTTTCTATGACGCCGCCATTAAACGCAATCGGGCCACCGCCTTGTATTAAGTACGCAAGGGATTTAATACCCGACACTGTGCAGCTATTAAACTGCATGGCGGTTGGTTCAGAAAAAGTACTTTGGGCAACCACAAACCCAAGATCAGCCAACTGAACATTAAAATTGGCGATTACTATGGCTAGGCAGTCAGTCAGGTTAACGCCTACGTCATAGCCAATAATCCTAAGATTTCTAAACTCTCCCGTATTGGGTACATTCTTCATGTACAAACCAGTGCCTACACCAATGCTGTATGTAGTGGTAGCAGAGTCGTAAGTTGTTGCGTTTAATTTTTTAATTAAACTAAACTCACCAAAATACATGGTGAAAAATTTGTTGGCGTAGCCAGTCGTGAAATCTATTGTGATAGCGCCGCCAGTAGCCGCAGAAGCGTTTGAGCGGTAATCGTAGATGTACGATAGGTCAGCGCCCTCGCCTTGCATTGTGATGCGTCCTGGCGTGTTCTGATCGGTAGAGTTAGGCCATGTGATGTCAAGGTTTTCAGTAATCTTGTAGGTTCCGGCAGGTAGCAGCACTGTGCCGCCAACACCGGCTTGCGACAACGCATCTATCGCGGCCTGTATAGCCAGCGTGTCGTCAGTCGTACCATCGCCCACCGCACCAAAGTCTTGGACGCTAACGGTCTGTCGTAGTTTGGCCTGTACCGTGGTAAGGACTGCGCCTGCGCCTGCGGCAAGGTAACTAATGTCGGCTGCGCTGAATGAGCCGCTAACCCCGTCAACAGTCCAGATAAGCACGTTAGCTGCTGTCTCAAGCACCAGCCTGTATGTGGCTGTACCGAGCCAAAGATCAGCTTCCCCCCGTGAGTCAAGAATGATGGGGTTGGTGTTGGCTGTATTGCCAGTGTAGTCAGTGTAAGACGTTAGTGGAGTGCTAGTGCCGCTGACGTAGGTGTACAGTTTACCGCCAGCCAATGGATTGCCATTGGCATCAAAAAACTGCATCTTTGGGCTGGGGGTTAAATAAGTAGTCATAGTTACCTCGGAACAAGAGTTATTGTTGGCGGTGATACATAGGTTGCGCGGAGTCTATCTCCTGGCGATAAGCCAAACATCCCATAATAACTGCCCGTGTTGAAAAATGTAACACCATTGCGGGAAAATTCTAGCTTCGATATGCCGCCGCCGCTAATCATTATGTCCACCAGCAAGTTTGAGGTGTTTATGTAAGTAAACGGCGAGGCAGTTATTGTAACGGCGGTAGGCGCAGCAGGCGGTTGTCCAGAGCCACTAAGCACGAACAAATTAAGGAAAAACCTGTACCACTCCCTGGTCATAAAATTTGTGCGGGGGTCAATAAGAGTAACCCTGGGCGCAGGGATGTTTGTTAGATCAAGCATTTGTAGGGCTTAATTTAAGTTCTGCGCCCATGATTGCAATTTTGATTGGGTCAGTACCAGACAACTCGTAAACTCTATCCCGCAACTTAACTGTCATACCTAGACGCCGCCAGAAAATTTGAGTGAAATACGCACCTACGGGGCCACCGCCAGCCCAATGACTGTTAGACCAAGTATGCCCACCATCGTCTGACCAACGCAGCATAAATTGAGGGTCTACAGTAATTGCAGTGATAATGGTGGCGGCTAAATAATTATCGTCCTCAGTCATTAAATTATTTAGATTCTCTGCAATTAAAAGTTCAGTCAGTACGTTGGTTGGTAGATAGTGCCCCGTCTGGGCGTCTACCTGTAGTGTGTGGTGAACCGTGCGATTAAAGTTGTTTTGTCCTGGCGGCAATGCTCTCCAAGACCTTAACCACCGCTGAATCTGATTGTTGTCGCTGTACACATCTAAGTCAAAAGCGTACAGGTTGCCGTTGATGTAGTCGCCAACAACAATTTCGTTACCAAATGACATTTGGCAGTTAGAACGATGGCGGGTAAACAGTCCATTGATCCAGCCTGCACGTTCATGCCAAGCCTTGGTAGCTACGTCAAAAACCCAAGTAGCGTTGGCAGTCGGGAAAATTAAGACGTAGAAAGCATGACCGTCTTGCTGGTATGTGTACGCAATTGCGTCTGAAATGTCTGAGTATTGTTGAATCTGCCATTCAACAGCGTGGGTTGATATGCGCTCCCCGCTGTAGCCATTGGCCCGGTAGACGATACCTTTTCCACGGGCATCAGACCCCAGCCAAAACAAACCGTTGTCTAGCTTGGCAACCGAGTACGGGGCTGCACAGCCAATTTCGTTAAACGCGCCTTGAATACGCTGAAGCGGGAAGTCTGGTGCGCCAGCGTTGTACCAGACCTCAACAGACGTAGTGCCAAACAACCAAGCCTCTCGGTGGTCAACTATCAGGGACACCAGACCGTCAGGCGATCCTTCGGCACTGGCAAAATCTAGCGGGTCAACTGAAGTGCCATCAAGCAAGGCCGTGACCCAGACTTTTTGACTGTTCGGCTCGTTAAAAACAAAGTAGCCATCAAGGTACGCAACATTTACGGCGCCGGGATAGTCAGGGTCAACAATCTGTTGAAACTGGTTTGTGAAGGCGTTGTAGATGTACCCGTTAGGGTTGGTCGCAATAAAAATTTGAGTGCCGTTGTCAGCAATACTGACGGGGCCAAGGCCAGATACAGTCCCTAAACTGGTAGAAACCCAGTTGTTGTCAACGCTGTAAAACCCATTGCCCGAAACAACGTACCCCGTCCCATTCATCTGCCACAAGCCCCGAATAGGGCCAGTACCGATTGTGCAAAGTTTAAGTAGCCCAGGCGCTTTTTGCAAAAAACTTGGCTCTTTGCCCCCTTCTAGGATTACCTCGGGAAACAAATTTATCATGCGGTTGTCGGCAGCATTGACGCTCCGAGCAACATAGCTGAACCCTAAAATTGGCGTTTTCATTAGAAATTGCCAGCATAGATGTTGTAGCGTTGACGATTGGCAACAATGCCGTAGGGCATCGCCATCACATCATCAGGGTTGTTGATGCGCTTGATGTTGCGCTTGGAGGTCATGGCAATGCGCGAGACTTGTGGGCTTGGCTCAACGCCAAACTCAGCGGAAATTTCACAGGCCAAGTTAAACTTAAAACATCGTAGATACCCAGGCGGGAATGACAACGTAGTCGCCAGCGTTGCTGGTTGCGTCAACTCTTCTACCGATACGATGTGCCACTCTAGTGGCGCAGTAGGCACAGGGTACACCGTCAACGTGATGTCTGGATAGCCCATATTGACGTACAGCACCTGCGGGTAGGTGCTGGTTGTGTTCTTAACGGCAATGCCGTTGTACTGCTGCTCGTTGACTATCTTGATGCCATACGAAGTACCGTTTGCGGTATCTTTGAAGTAGGTGGCATCGTCAATCAAAACAGGCCGGTTGCCAACAAAGTTACCTGTTGGCCCTAACGTGCGTTTAACTTGATTTACAGGCCAAGTGAACACTTGGTCTTGCGTGGTAAACACTGACAGACGCTCAGTGTTCCATGAGTCAATCATCTGATTGAGCGCAGTCAATGAATCCTGAGATGTAGCTGCTGAAGGTGTCTCACCTTCTGCCAACATCCCAATTAGGCGTAACGC